GGTCGGACCCGCCGGCCCGGTGGCGCCCGTCGCACCCGTGGCGCCCGCTGGCCCGGTGGCGCCTGGCGGCCCGGCGGCGCCGGTCGATCCGGTCGGACCCGCCGGCCCGGTGGCGCCGGCCGATCCTGGTGCGCCTGGTGCGCCGGTTTCGCCGGCGACCGAGAACAGCCAATCGGTGTGAGTGCCCGAGCCGCCGATGGTGTCGACCGCGATCGTCAGCGTGGTGCCGGAATAGGTTGCCGGCCCGACCATGAAATTCGCCAGGTTCGCGCTCGATGCCGCGCGCACCCGCGCGCCGTTATAGGCAAGGTCGGATTGCGTGGTGAACACTTTCGAGCCGGTGCCGATCGTGATCGAGGTCGAGCTCGTACCGCCATAGCCGAGCGCGGACAGCCCGCCGGTCGACACCCAGGCGCCGCCCTCTTTCACCCACCATTCGCCGGTCGAGGGTTTGAACGCGAATTGACCGTCATCGCCGAACGACGGATCGGGCACGGTTTCGTCGGGGTTGACGATGAACGGCAGCCCGTCGGTGTGCAATTTTTCCAGCATCACGCCGACGTCCTCGGCGGCGGCGACACCGACGACGCGGCCGACATAGTTCTGCGCGATCATGTAACTGCCGCCGGCGACGGATGCGCCAGGCCATGGCGTGATTTGCAGCGTGTCGGTGTCGGTCACCTCGGTGATCAGCGCAAAGCCGTCGGCGAGCACAAAGAAATCGCCCTCCCTGGCGTTGATGCCGGACCACATGCAGCCAATGCCCTCGACCGTGGTGCCGAGGTGCGTCACCGTCACCGTGCCGGTGGAATAGACGGGTAGCGTCATGGTTGCCCTCCTGGTGAAAACAGCCGCGGCCGGTTGCGCGCGCGCGCCTGGTCGGCCTCGGTCATGTCGACCAGGCGGCCGGTCTTGACGTCGATCTTTTGCGTGGCGGCGTCGGGTTCGAGCGACGTGCCTGGCTTGACCTCGAACGCCGCCACCGCCTGGCCCTCGCGCGGCACCGACGTCGTGCCCCAGCCGGTGATGTCGCCGGTCTTGATGTCGTAATGAATGAACATCATCGCTTTGCTGCCACGGCTCCGATGTTGCGGCCGGCCAGGAAACCAACGCCGCCGGCGGCGGTGCAAAAGCCCTCGACCAGGATCGTGAACGTCATGACGCCGCCGCTGGCGGTGGTGCTGTAAACCGCCGACAGCGACATAAAGACGGTGAAATTGTTGGTCGAACTGACGTTGTAGAACATGCGCCCGCTCTCGACCAACACCGTGCCATTGACCGACATCCGCGCGCCGAGTTGCGAATTCACGCTGTTGTTGGCGCCTGGCACCGCCCACCAGGTGGCGTTGATCGTGATCGGTTTGCCGGCGAGCCCGGTGGTGTCGACGGTAAACGTCATGGTGTCGGCGGTGTCGTAACCGCCGGCGACGTTGGCGATGTATTGCGAGGCGGCGACGTGAAACTGCGGCACGGTCGCGGCATTGTCGGCGATCGACAGGCTGTCGAGCGACAGCGCGCCGATCTTGCCGCTCGCCGAGGTGATGGTGCCCGTCACCAGGCGGTCGGCGGTGATCGAGTTCGCCTGGATTTGCGTCGCGGTCAGCGAGCCCGTCACCACCGCGGTGCCGGCGATCGTGCCGGTGGCATACATGTCGCCTTTAAGCGCGACCTTGGCGACGCCGCCGACGGTGAGCACGTCGAACACGTCGACCGCCGCACCGCCGGAAACGCCTGGCGCCGAAATCTGGAACGTGTCGGTCGTGAACTTGGTAAACGAGAAACCCGGCCCGCCATTGATCAATTGGAAGCCGGTCGCGTTGCCGGCGACGTCGAGCGTGACCGAATAGCCGGCCGCCGCATAGCCATCGAGGGTTGCGATCGCCGAGGCGTTGGTCGAGATGTTGGCGGTGTTGTCGCCGACGCTGGTCGTCAATGTCGAGATGTCGCTCGCCATCGCGGCGTCGGCCGAGGTCGACACGCTTTCGACATGCGCGATTTCGGCGAACGCGGCGTCGGACCTCGACGAAATTTGCGACCGCACCTCCTGGGTATCGAGCCAGTTGCGTTGCCCGTTGGTCGCGGTGACCTGGGAAAGCCGCTGCTCGACCTCTAAAAGCCGGTCATTGAGTTGATCCATCACCGTCGTGACTTGCGTGGTGATCCACGCCGGAATGTCGGCGACAGGTTCCTCGGGCGTGGTGACGTCGAGCCAATCCGACCACAGCATATTGCGCGGCGAGCTCGGCAGGTATTGCCCGCGCACCTGGTAGGCGGTGAGCGGGATCAGCCCTTGCGAAATCAACAGCGCGCCGACGGCCAACTGGTCGGTGCGACCGCGGGTCACGCTCGACAGGTCGGCGGCGAGCCGGACCTCGTATTGCACGCCGACCACGCCGGGTTGCGTGCCATCCCAGGCGATGCGGATCGCGACGCGGCGCCCGAGCCCGTCGGCGTCATAGAGGATCGTGCCCTCGGCGAACCAATCGATCACGCCTTGCGGCGGCACCCGCGGGAACACCGTCGGCCCGGTGGTGACAGGCGTGTAATCGGTCGGGTGATCCCAATCGTAATCGGCCGGATCGACCTCGGTGACGTTCATGATCACGTCGAGGTTGGCGCGATCGGCGACCTGGTCGACGCGGAACAGCTTGTCGGCATAGCCGTTGCGGTCGCTCGACCAGGTGCCGACGTCGCCTGGCTCGATCACCCAGAACGCCGGCGGGAATGAGAGCACATGCGTGCGTGCGCGCTGCGCTTCCTCGATGCCGCTTTTCTGCAGCCGCTGCACCTGCTCGGGATACGGCACGAAATCGAACGTCGGCGCCGCCATCAGCCGGCGGCTGCCGTCGCGCACCTCGAGGTCGGTGCGGTAGAGCGGCGGCGCGGTCGCGGTTTCCCAACCCTGCGCCGGATCGGGATAGGTGCCCTGGATACCGTTGACGCTGTCGGCGAGCGAAAAGAACGGCCGGAAAACCTGTTGCTCGCTCGACAGCAAATCGGCGTCGGACCAGGAAAACGACGGGCTGTCGGGCTCGCCGAGGTGGATTTTGTAGAACCCGCCGATTTCCGACAGCCGGCCCTGGCACGCGGTCAGTAGCGCGACCACCGCGTTCGCCGGTTGCGTGTCGACGTTGATCTGGCCGCCCGATCGGTAGGTCGGTTGCGGTCCGTCGAGCTCGACCACGGTGGCGCGACACTTGGCGATTTGCGCGACCCAATTCGCCGCCGGCAGCCGCGCCTGGCTCGTCATGTTCTGCAAACCGTACAGCCACGCGCCGTTGTAGCGGATGCCGCGCAGCACGTTGTAGGCTTGCACCGCGGTCAGTTGATCGCCGTCGCCGCCCCAGGTGGTCGGATCGGAATAGCGATGCGAGCCGGTGCCGCCGTTGGTGTCGTCCTGGCTCGGGTCATAGAGCGGGATCCCGCTCAGTACGAACTTGAACGTCGGAAAGCCGGTGAACAGCGTATCTTCGGTGAGCGCGGTGGCGATCACATAGGCAACGCCGAACCCGACGCGCTCGAGCGGATAAGGCCGGTCGGCCGAGGCGACGGTGCTGACCATGTGGCCGTCGCCGGTGGTTTGCGTGCCGTCGTAATACTTGATCCAAAGGTGATCGATGCCGGCGGTGTAATAGCCGACCACCGGCGTGCCGAGGTTCGGATCGATGCGCGAGGTGTCGAGCGTGACCTTTTCGCCGTTGACCCACACGTCGATCAACTGCTCGCCAGGTAAATCCGACACCGCGATCACTTGCGTGAAAAACGCATTCGGTGTCGGTGCCGTCGATCCGCCGCCGCCGATCGAACCCCAGGTGTTGGCATAGACCAGCGAGCCGGCGGTGACATGCTGGCCGAGGCCGAACGCGCGCGGCACATCGCCGCCGGCGTTTAGTTGTCCCTGCACGCCGAAATTGTTCTGCGTCGCCGGCGATTGCGCGGTGCCGCTCAAAGCCTGCGCGACATAGTTGAGCGCATAGGTGCCGGCCAGCGTCACCGCGGCGTTGAGCGTAAAGGCGACCGCGGTCGCAATGAACGATGTGGCCTCGACCCCGATGGCGGCGGCGACCGCGATGGCGGTAAAGATCACCATCTGGTCAGAGTGCTTTCAGGAAATGGGTTTCCGCGGCCCGGTAGCCGCGGCGCGTGTAGATGCTGGCGACGTCCGGCGCCTCGCCGAGCCCGCCCATGCCGGCGAACAGGCAGCCCTCGGCACGCGCCCATCGCTCGAAAATGTCGAGCATCTTGATCGCGGCGAGGCCGCGATGCTCGGGCTCGATCCACCAGGCCGTCTCGCGCGCCACCATCACCGGCCCGAACGGATGCTCGGCCGCGGTCGCCATCAAGACGCCTTGCGCCCGGTTGCAAACCTCGAGCACCAGGCAAAGCCGGTGCGGCAGCATGTGCGCCAGGAACAGCCGCTCGCCATAGGCCGCCTCGAGCGGGAAATGAAAAACATTTTCGGTGCGGTGGAAACCGGCGGCGATGCTCGAGTGCCGCAGTAATTCGATCACCCGCGCTTTGTCCTTGATCTGCGCCGGCCGGATCATTTTAGTTTGTCCGTTTTGGTCGCGGTCAGCACCGGCGACGCCGCGCGGCCCCAGAAATGCTGCCAGGTCCCGACCACCGCGGTGTCGACAAAAAACGCGTCGCTGGCGTTGCGCTGCCGCTGCGAGGCATCCGACCTGGTGTCCGGGTTGGTGCGCGTGAGCTCGGCGGTGTTCGACGTGCAGGTCAGCGAGATGTCGCCGCTATCGCCTTCCTTCGGCGTGGTGATCGGCGCCTCGTCGATAGTGCCGACGAAACGCGGCGCCGCCGGCGCCACCATGGTGCGCGAGCTCGGATCAAACAGCCCGCGGTAAATCTCGACGCGGCCCTGCTTGCATTCATAGGTCCGCACCAGGTCGTTCGCGCGGTCGGCGACCTGCGACAGCGTCACGGTGACGTTTTGCACGGTGACGTTGCTCACCAGCGGAATATCGGAAATCGAAATCAACGAGCCGGCGCCGAACCAGGTGCGGCTCGAAATCCCGCCGGTGTCAGGATCGACCACGTCGGCGGTGATGTTGCCGACGTCGGACCAGTAGCCGTCGGTGACGTCCTCGCCGGTGTCGCGGTCCTTGACCACGAACCAAATGAAATCGCGCGCCACCAGGATGCGGCTTGCCAGCGCGTCGGTGATGCCGGCCGACACGTCCCTCACAGCCGCGCCTCGATCGCCTGGAACGCGACCGACCCGCGGCCGGTGAGGTCGGTGTCGCTCGACACCGATCCCGGTATGATCGCCATCAGGCAATTCGGCTGCATCACCGACGCCGCATCGCCGGCGATCCGGTCCGGCCAGATATGCGGTCGCACCTCGAACAGCGCGGTGACACCGCCGACGTCGGCGGTCGCATCCTCCATCACCTGGTGTAGGTCGCCGGCCAGCGACACATAATCGCCGATCGACAGCTTAAAGCCAGGCGGCAGCGCCGACACCGAAATCGATTTGCGATCGGTGGCGATCGAGGCCAGCACCGCATTGTCGCCGAGAAACGCGCCGCCGCTCGGCCATGACCCGTTCGGGTAGGCTTGCGGGAAACAGCGCGACATTGGATAGCCGCGGAATTGCTGCAGCCCGTTTTCCAGCGCGGTCAACCGCGCGCGCCAGTAGTCGAGATTATTCGGCGACAGCACCTTGCTGGTGGCGCGCAGCGTCCACAGCGGCGATCCGAAATCTTTCACCAGGATGCGGCCCGAGGCTTGCGTCGATTGCTCCTGGCGCCAGCGCAGGTCGAAGCCGGTGGTCCAGCCGGGGAAACCAGGCAGCAGGTCGATCGGGTAAGTGATGCTCATGGCTGCCGCGCGATGTACATCGCCGCCTCGTTTTTGGTTTCACAGACCGCCAGGATGCGGCCCTGGTCGTCCATCACGCGCCACCAGGTGCGCCACATCACCACCCTCACAGCCCCGCCACCCGCGCGCGGCGCGCTTGCTGAATGGTGGCGACGGTGCGCGAGGTGAAGGTGGCGCGGTCCTGTTCCATGATCTGCGCCAGCCGTGCCACCGCCTCGACCGAGGCGCCGCGCGCGTCGATCGCCGGCGCATAGGTGATCGAGGCGGCGCCGCCGATCGAGGATCGCGTGACGTCGTTCGGGATCACCTGCGAGCCGCGCGGCAGGTTAACGAGCTCGGGCCCGCTCTCGCCGACCAGCGCCAGGCCACCAGGCGCGCTCGATGTGCCGCCGGCGAATTTCGGAAAACTTTGGCTGCCAACCTGGATCGTGCCGGTCGGCCCGCCCGAGCCGAACAGCCCGCCGATCATGCCGGCGAGCGGCCCGGTGATCTGCGAGCGGATCAGCATTTTGGCCAGGTCCTGAATGATCGAAATCGCCATGTCGTGGAAGGCTTGCGACAGCGTTTTCGTGCCGGCGACCGCCGCCGCCATCTCGTCAGTGAACGAATTGAGGCTGTCGGTGGCCAGCGTGTCGATCATCTTGCGCGCGTTCTGCGCGTCGAGCTCGAGTTGCTTCAGCCCCGGCAAATAGGCCTGGCGCACCGCCAGCGCGTCGGCGGCTTGTTTGGCCTCGCGCAGAATGATGACCTTGGCCTGGTCGACCTCGTTTTCGGTGAGCCCGTATTTAGCGGCGTCGCGCGACAATTGCGTGAGCCGGCCCTCGACGATTTCCGCCTCGGTGGCGACGCCGTATCGCTCGCGCACCGCCTCGGCGGCGATCTTTTGCGCGGCCGTAAAATCCGCCAGCGCCCGCGCCGCGGTGGTGGTCGACAATCCCTCTTTGCTGGTGGCGACGGCGAGCTCGTCGGTCTTGAGTTTCAATTGCTCGGTCTGCGTGGCGCTGTCGCCGAGCGCCGACACGTTGCGTTTTTCCAGCGCCAGGTTGACCTCGAGCGTCGCCTTGCGGGCAGCTTCCGCGTCGGACAATTGTTTCATCGCCGCGCCGGCGGCGGTGAGCGCGGTGGTGTCGAACCGCTGGTCGAAACTTGCGCCACCGGCGACGATACCCTTGTCGCCCTTGCCGCTTGGCGGCGGCAATTTGAACCCGGTGTCGAACACGCCGAGCTCGCCGATGGCACCAGGGACATTTTCGGGTATCTGGTGAATGGCCTCGGCGACGCCTTTGACCGCCAACGCGATGCTTTGCCAGATTTGCGCGGTCTTGAGTTCGCGCTGCAGGGTTTCCTCGGTGAGGATCGAGCCCCAAATGTCGGCGGTCGAGGTCCGCACCGCGTCGATCTGTTTTTTCAGCGCCGCAATCTGCGCGTTGGCGGCGTCGAACGCGCCGGTCGGAATACCGGATATGCCGGTGCCCTGGCCGAGTTGCTGCAATAGCTGCGCACCGACCGCCGCACCGCGACCGCCGCCGGCGGCGCGCGCCAGCGCCAGCTTTTGCGAGGCGTCGGTGAGGCCGGCATAGGCCTTGGCCAGAATGTCGATCGCTGCCGCGCTATCCTTGGCGCCGGCGAGCTCGACCACCAGGCCGCTATTGATCCGCATCAGCGCATCGAACAGCGGCCCCGCGCCTTTGCGCAGTTCGTCGAGCCGGGTCACGAATTGCGTGACGAAATTTTCGGTTTGATCGAAATCAAGGCCGGCCGTCTTGCCGGCGTCGCCGAGCGCCTTCAATTGCGAAACCGTCACGCCGATGACCTCGGCGCCGTCTTTCAGCTTGACTTGCTTTTCGGCGAAGCGGTCGACCGCGTCGGTCAATTCCGACATCGCGATCGCGGCGGTGCCGAGTGCTGCGCCGACGGCGAGGCCGGCGGGACCGAGCGCGGTCAATAATCCGCCGGCGGGACCGAGCGCGCCGGAAAATTGTCGCGCCATGTCGGTGAGCTTTTTGCCGACGCCGGTCGACAGCGCGGAAAATTTGTTTTCGATGTTCTTGACGCCCTTGTCCGCGATGACGCCGGCGTCGGCCATGTCCTTTTCAAACCTGGTGACCTGCGCCGACAGTGCGACGACCAGGGATGCGGTGTTGTCGGCCATCGTTTCAAATCACTCCGCGGAATATTTTTCGATTGTCGCCGTGATCTTGCGGCGCATGTCGCTGCGCATCTTTTTGCGCATCAGCCGGAACGTCGGGAAAAAGAACGGTTCGGCCGGCATGTGCACGGTGCCGAATTCGACGGCCCGCGCGTAGTCGTAAGGCCTGCCGCCGGCCGAGGTGCGCGTGGTGGAAGCGCCGCCGGCGACCACGCGAACGATCGTCGGTTTCGAGGTTTGTTGGGTCCTGATGGAATTGGCGAGGTCGCCGGTCGGTCCGTGCCTCACCACCTGTTGCATGGTGCCGACCAGCTTGTCGGCCTGGTCATTGAGCTCGCCCACCGCGTCGAGATAGACCTCGCGCATCATGTCGGTGGTTAGTTTCTTGAACGCCTCGACGCTCTTGTTCGTCATGTCGCGCGCGCCTCGAGCTCGGCCGAGGCCTCGAGCATGGCCTCGAATTCATCATCGTTCGGCGCCGTCGGCTCGGGCTCGCCGCCGTGAACCTTGATCCACCCGTCGACACATGCCGCAAATTGCCACATCGAACAGCGGTCGACCGCGTCAGGCGTCAGGCCGATGGCTGCACCGAGCCCGTACCATTGCGAGAACCGGATAGGCCCGAGCTCGCCGTCGCGTCCGGTCGCGGCGGCGGCGCGTCTTTTCCCACCAAATCGTCGGGCGGTCCGAACATCGCCATTTGCAGCACGGTGCGCGCCGTCGGCACGCTCTCAAAAAACGGCGCGCCCTCGACGTGCCGCTTGATCAGCACCAGCGCGCGGTCGCCTTTCATGCCGGCGCCGATCAGGCCGAGCCGGATCACCTCGCGCACGTCGTGCGGCCAGGCGTTGCCCTCGAGCAGCGCGCGCAACAGCGTCATGGGCCCGATCGGCGGCTCGCCGATTTCGAGCCGCGGCTTGTTGACGCTTTCCTGCAGTTCGCGCCATTGCCCGAACGCGATGCGGAATTGCTGTTCCTCGCCGCCGAGCGGCAGCGAGATGCTGCCGTCCTCCGCGCTCATGCGCCAGGCCTGTGCTCGGTCTTGTGCTCGGCCTTGGCCTTGCCGCCGTTGCCGCTGGCAGCGAGCGGCAGCGTGGCCGGCACCACGGCGCCGTCGGACACGATCGCGACCGTCATCTCGACCTTTTTGCCGCGCTCCGAGGTGATGGCAAATTGCTGCAGCTTGGCCGGCATGGTCCATGAAAATGCGACCGGGTTGCCGAGCTCGATTTTGACGTTGCGGGTTTCGCCGGCGTTCCACCAGCTTTCCCAGGTGTCGAAACTTTCCGACGCCACCACGCCCGAGCCGGCGATTTCCGCCTGGTATGACACCACGTCGCGGCCGAGCCAGGATGGCAGGTCGGGATCATCGCAATCCGGCACGTTGGTGTCGTTCATGTTGGCGGTTCGCGTGAACCCGCGGCTTGTCAGGCCGCAAGGATCGGTGAACACCTCGGGCGAGGCGCCGTCGCCGACTTTCACCAGGAATTGCGAGAACGGATAGGTCGTGGCTTGGGTCATTGTAGTCCTCCTATGTGGTTGGTTCGGTCCAGGCGTGCACGGTGATCACCGCGTGCGCGGTGATGCCGTCGGGATCGCGCAAATATTGGGTTTGCTCGATCGACATTTCGACCAGGCGCTGCGGCGCATCGAGCACGATCGGCGCCAGGTCGAGGTCGGCGGCGATCGCGGTGCCGATCTGCTTGACCTCGACCGTCGAGGGTCCCGCGGCCCAGGCGTCGATCGTCACGAACGCCTCGCCGCCATTGAGGCAGTCGCCATGCTCGGGCAACAGTTGAAACGGCCCGAATGAAACGTAAGGCTTGATCGCGCTGCCAGGGATGCCGTCATAGATGCGACCGCCGACCAGCGGCCCGGTCGAGTGACCATTGAGCCAGGCGACCAGCGCCTTTTGCAATTCAAGCGACGGGTCGGCGTAAGCCATCACACCGCGACCCCGCTTTCGGCCAGCATGTCGATAAACATGCCGTGCACGCTGTCGCCGAGCAGCGGATCGACCGCGGTGCGGATATTGTATTGCTTGCCGGCCTCGTCGGTGGCTTTCCAATCGGTGGTGATCAGCGCGGTGTCCGGTGACTTGCGCACCCGGATGGTGACCGGCTGCATGCCGGTCAGCCGCGCCGCCATCACGGTTTCACCGCCGAGCCGCGGCACGATATTGGCCGACACCGTGAATTGATCGGCCCACCCGGTGCTGACGTTGCCATATTCGTCGGTGATGTCGTCGCGCTTGGCGAACGTCACGCGATAGCGCAGGTCGCCGGCGCCGGTGACGTTGTAAAGGTTGACCTTGCCGAGGTTAGAAACCATGGCCGAGCCGTGGCCGGAACGCGTGGCGCGCGTCGACAATATCGCCGACCACATCGCCGGGAGTGTTGACGATGCGGCCGGCGCCCTTGCGCTCTATCTCCTGCGCGGCGAGCTCGAGCACTCGGGAATAGGTGGTGCCGGCGTGAAACCGCACCGTTTTGCGGCGGTGCGCGTGGTAGTCGAAATCCTCGAACAGTTCGACGGTTTTCATGCCCGCGGAAACCAATAGGTCGAGATGACGTCGGTCATCCAACCCGGCGTTTGAATTTCGGTGTTGATCACCAAAATCTCGCGGTTTTCATAGAGGTGCGCGGTGTAGCGCAGCACCGCGTCGGTGATCCCAGGATCGAGCACGGTTTCGTCGGCATAGCCCGACACCACGGCGACCGCCATGCCGGCCTGGAAATCGCCGAGCACCCGATACAGCCCGACGCCGTTCATGGACATGCTTTCGAGCGCGTAACTTGCCGACACGTCGGTGGTGCCGACGGCGACGGTGAAACTGTTGACCGGCGATATGGGCAGCCGCGCCTGGCGGTTGCAGAAATCCTCGATCGCCGGCGACCAGGTCCAGGTCACCTTGTTGACCGACACGTTCGTGAACCGCTCGAACCAGGAAATCGCGCGCTTGATGGCGTCGGTGATGTAGGCGTCGTCATAGCTGCCGTCGACG